GCGAAGCTCAGCGGGCCGGAACCCTCCAGGTAGATCAGGAGCTGCGTGGTGGAGTCCACGATGTCGTCGAAAGTGTCAGCGGGGAACTTGACCAGCTGATTGACCACCGTCTGAGACCACGGCGCAGACCGGGGCAGGAACACTTCCCCGCGGTTGAACAGCACGCTGGCCGCGTTGGCCCGGCTCTCCTTGCTGCCCATCGTGCCGACCCCAGTCGCTACCACGCGGTAGCCGTGGGCCTCCTGGGTCAGGCTTTTGATGATGGCGGCACCATTGGCCTTCTTCTCTATCAACAGCTCTCCAAATTCATGGCGCTTCCGTAGCGCTTTGATCATGGCCACGGTCTTTGGAAAGTCCAGACGCTCGTTCACCAGATCGAGCAGCCAGGCACCGGCTTCGGTCTGGCCCCAAAGGGTCATGGCCACCATGTCGCTGCCGGCGGTGTCGTCGAAGGTCGCGTCGACCGACAGGATCGTCCGGATGAAGCGGCCCGGCAACAAGGGATCGCCCGGCTGGCCAGGCCATGCGGTGGTGCCGTAGAACCGCATCCGGTCGAGGAAGAACACGGTCCCCTCCCCGGCGGAGGGGTTCTGCTGATACAGCGCTTCCCAATCGCGAGCAGGGGTGTTGCGCTTCTTGGCCTCTGCCCACTTCTCGTCATATCGGGTGGGATCGAGCGCCTCGCCTGGCTTGCGGTGGTCCGGCTCCCTGGTGCACAGGGCCGGCAGTGGCTTCAGGATCGGCTCAGCAATCAGCGGCATCGAGATCACGTGCCACCGCTCCGCCATGGCGCCGTGGCCTTCCCTGTCCAGCTCGTCAACCTTGGCAAGCAGCCAGCCGATCAGGTCCGCGTCATGAAGCCAGCGGGTGTGGGTGATCAGCTTGAGGCAGCCGGGCTCCTCCCTGGTGTTGAGGACCGTCGAATACCAGTTGCACAGCCGGCGCCTGTAGGCGGCGCTTTCGGCCTCTTCCCTGCCCTTGATGGGGTCATCCACCCCCAGGAAGTGAGCCGGGAGCCCGGTGCCCTTGCCGACACCTGCAACCCACATCCCACCAAGGCCGCCGCTGGTCTTCCATCGATCCTTGCCGCTGCTGCTGGGGCACAGGGCACCGCCGGAAGCCGCGAAGTAGCCGCGGGCGGCTTCGCCAAACTCAGCGGCCAACGTTTGAGTGTGGGCCCCTAGTCCGAAGGTGCGCTCCGGAAACCGCCGCAGAAACCAGCCCGGCAGGAACCGGCTGAAGATCGTGCTCTTGAAGTGCCGCGGCGGCAGCTCGATCATCACCCGCGTCAGCTTGCCATCCCCGATCCGTTGGCCGATGTCGATCAGCCTTTCGGTGTGCCTGGTGAACTTGAAGTCAGCCGGTGCGATTGCTGCCACGTAGTCGCCAAAGCTGACCTCATAGACCTCCACCGGCGCCGCCGCCTCCGCCCGCAGCGACTGCTCCATGGCCTGCCAGCTGGGGTCAGCGGCGGTCGAGAGCTGCGCAGCGTGGCGGAGGAGGTTGGGGGGCATCAGGTGGCGGGATCCTCGTCAGCCTCGAACCCGATGTGAACCGCAAGGTGCGGCACAACCTGAAGAGGGGCCGGCCAGAAGCCGTGGCGGCAAAACCGCCCACGACCCATCACCACTTCCCCTGTCGCCGGGTTGAAGCTCGCCACCTTGCGCAGCCTGCGGCCCAGGCGGTCGTAGACCGTGCAGCCGTTGGGGTACTGCTGCCAGAAAGCGGGGTCCCGGGCGTCAATCATGGGCATGTGCCACAGCCTCCGCAAACATTTCCTTGATCATTTTTTTGTATGGCTCAAAATCTTTAGCCCTTGTTGCGCAGCAATTAAGTGCTACGAGCACAATCCGGTCATCACGCAAGCCCAGTACTCCTCCAAGCGTTTTGCTTTCGTTAAACCCTTTTCCGTATTCAAGTAAGCGAAATTCGCTACCAATTACCACACTGCCGTCCGTCATTCTGTGATTCTGTACGGGATAAAACGCAACAAAAACAAATGGCGAGGCAAAGGTGCTCATTATGTACGGCTCTCCGAGATTTGCGGGAAGTTTTTCCGTGAAATCTTGCCGAAGCAGCTCGCGCCTGGCCTGGGCGGTGCTTTTCATGGCTCAACCCCTCGCAACGGTAACGCCAGCCGCCTGGCTCTGATACTTCCCATCGCCGTAGGGCTTGCCACAAGGCGCCCCCTCAAAGAACAGGCCCTGGCAGATGCCTTCGTCAGCGTAGATGCGCACATCGGCACCGCTGCTGTTGCTGATCTCCACCGTCAAGTACCCTTCCCAGCCGGCCTCGCCAGGCGTGGTGTTGACGATGATTCCGCAGCGGGCATAGGTGCTTTTGCCGATGTAGAGCGCCGTGACATTTGGCGGTAGTTTCTGTTTTTCGTTGAGGAATCCCAAAGAGTAGGAGTGCCTAGGTAGAATAAAGTATTTGCCGTACAAATCGCACTGCAGCTCTGCAGTGACCAGGCAGCGCTGGTCGAAGTCTTTCGGGTTGACGATCAGGCCAGGAACGTGGCGAAAGACCCGGAAATCATTGGCGGACAGGGTGAAGTCATAGCCGTAGGAGCTGGTGCCGTAGGAGATAGCCGGCACCGCAGCGCCAAACACCTCTTCACCAATCTTCCTGATCTTTCCGGGCTCAAACGGGCTGATCATCCCGTCTTTCGCCAGCTGGCGGATTCGCCAATCAGGCATCAGGCCGAGGGGTGCGGTCGTGGTCATGGCTTGAGGATGGTGGGACGGATGGAGCGAGCGGCGCGGTCGGCGCGGGTCTGGCGGATCTCGGCCAGGCGGGCCATGGGATCGGCCGCAGGGGCCCCGGGGCGGCCGGCGCGATGGCGCAGGACCCGATGGGCGCGGGCGGCCAGTTCGGTGGGCACAGAGGCCGGCAGAGGCGCCAGCCACTGACCCTGCCAACCGGCCAGGTGGTTGGTCATCACGGCGCCATCAACACGGTGGAGGAACCGGGCGGTCGAGGGAGCCCCCTGACTGCCGAGCTGCATGGCCACGGTCCAGCGCTCGCGGGCGTTGCGCTCCCGCAGCGGCGGGATGCAGATCATCAGATCGGGGTGTGGGGCTGTGTCGGTCATTGGTAGATCGTGCGGGCGTTGTGCTGGGCGATGGCGGTGAGATCGGCCCAGATGCAGGCCTCATGGCCTGGCGGGCAGATCAGGCCCTGCGGCTGGCCTTGCGGGCCATGGCGGACCTCGCGAATCGGCATGGGGGCGGCCAGGCCCCAGCCGGGGACTTTGGGGGTGGTCACCACTTCGCCTTGTCAGCCCAGAAGGCCGCGGACATGCGGCCCTTGGCGATGTTCCGGGCGTGCCTGGCCTTGAACGCGGCGCGGCGAGCCCTGTTGGCCTCGCTCTCACCCTTGCGCGGCGGGCTCCCGCTGACACCCTGCTGCCCGAACCGGATCAGGCGGACCGTTCCTCCGTCCCTCGCCAGCACGGCATGGCTCTTGGTCGGGTGCTTCGGGGTGCGCTTCGGCTTGTTGTAGCCCTCGAAGGTTTCGCCGGCTCGGGTGATGGGCATGGGAGGCGGGGATGCTGCGGTGATCATGGCGCCAACCGGTAGTGGCATTCGAACGTGATGATCTCCGGCGGCCGGACGGTCACCGGCCCCTCGGTTGCGGTTCGGCGGCGGCAGTCGTCGCAGCCCTCCATCCACTGAAACTCATCCCCCTCCCAGCTCCCCTCGCCGGGGCAGCGATCGAGGGGAGCTGGCGTCACGGATCGAGGGGAGCTGCCATCGGATCGAGGGGAGCTGATCCCCTGGGACACGAGCGCAGGCTTGGGGGTGCTCATGGCTGACCCTCCTGATCGCCGATCTCAGGCCTAGCGGCTCGCCACAGCGCAACTGCCAGGTAGCCGCAGACCAGGCGGAACAGGCCAGCCGCCAGGTAGTACGCGGCAATCACTACTGCCAGGGTCCAGATGGTGGTGCCGGACGGGTCGAGGTGCGCGTTCATGGCTGCTGCTCCGGCGGGCGGGGCTGGGGGAGGGGCAGGGCCCACCAGGGGAGCCATTCGACAGCTTCATCAATCAAGCAGTCGATCCTCATCAGCCGCCAAACAACAGGCGTTTCCGCGGGCCCTGCCACTCGCACCCTGCCCCAGCACCACCGGCCTTCGCCGTTGCGAGGGTTGCCACAGCAATCCGCCTCCCCCGGCAGGCGCTCACTCACCGGCACCGGCACCGCAGCAGGGCGGCCCCAGCGATCGAGGCAGAACGCAGCCCACTTCATGGCGGTCTGCTCCAGGTAGGGCGATGGCGCCGTGCCCGCGTGGGCCCGTTCACGCCACCAGGCGTGGAAGTCGGCCGCGGTCGGCCCGGCGGCTGCGGGCTGATCCAGGGCGGTCTCGGCGCGCCTGATCAATACGTGGTGCTCGTGATACGGGTTAGCATCGTCGTATTCGATCAGGGCCGGCAGCAGCTCAGCGCACAGGGCGCGGAAGTCGGTGCTCATTGCGCCTCCTGTGGCGTGGTGGTGGCTTTGCTCAGCTGCTGTGCGCAGCGCCAGGGATTGCGGCCGGCATCAACTCCGGCCTGGAATACGTCAACCATCATGGCGTATATTTCGATTTCTTCGATAATTGTAAAGTCATGCCCGTCAAGATTGCGGGCTTCTAATTGCGCAGAAAACCAATCTCGAAATGCAGCGAAGTCACGCCAATGCCCGTCCGCGGGATCACCTTTACCCCATGGTCTTACCGGCCAGGCGTGGCAATCAGGCCAGGTTTCATCCCAGCGGCAACGGCCGGGTAGCAGGGATGTGCGGAGCTGGGCGAAGCACGAGAACAGCCCGCTGTAGCAACTGTTCTCCCATCGAAAGCGGCCAATCCGGCCGCCGCTGCAGTTGATCTCAATCATTGCGCCTCCTGTGGCGTGGTTGAGTTGGCGCCGCCCTCCAGTTCGGCGCCGGCCAGCTTGGCGCCGGCCAGCTTGGCGCCGGCCAGCTTGGCGCCGATCAGGTTGGCGCCGGTCAGGTTGGCGCCGGACAGGTCGGCGTCGGACAGGTTGGCGTCGGACAGGTTGGCGTCGGACAGGTTGACGCCGCGCAGGTTGGCGGCGAACAGGTTGGCGCCGCGCAGGTTGGCGTCGGACAGGTTGACGCCGCGCAGGTTGGCGCCGAACAGGTTGGCGCCGCGCAGGTTGGCGCCGAACAGGTTGGCGCCGATCAGGTTGGCGCCGAACAGGTTGGCGCCGATCAGGTTGGCGCCGCGCAGGTTGGCGGC